GAAACACGAATATGTTACTGTGACAGAGCCAGTAGAGAGACTTAGACCTTACATTTCTGTGAACGACAACGACAAAATCTCTATACTTGGAGCGAAACATCTTGGTAATAATGTTTGGACTTTTAATATGAAAGTTAGAGGTAAACATTCAAAGTGTTCCTCTCCACACATTTCACCAATATTCACAGGCGGTTCAGCCTCCTGTGCGAACGAGTTTTTTCATTACTCGATAGATTGGGAATAAAAATGCAAAATAGCGCAGAAAAGACTTGACAAATATTTCAGCTTTCTGTATAATAGTAGGTGAAGAGTGAGAAAAGGTTCTTGCTCAAAACCCTCAAGAGAGATTGACTATGACATATTGGAAAGCAAAATTAATTATCAAAGATAAACTTCACAAGACAGAACTTTTTGAGTCTGTAGAAAAGGCAAGACTTTGGAGTATGAAAGAATCTAAACTTGCAGTATCACATCGAATGTTTAACGATACAAACATTGTTACAGAAATAACCTCACACGAGTTTGCATAATGGAAATCGTACTGAACGGAAAGACAATCAAAAATGCCACGGTGATGTTTAACGTGGATTCAAAAAACATTCCTTACACTCTGGTCACTACTAGAGGTAAGACATTTTCTTTAGTAAGAAATAGAATTACACCTACATTACTTGGTGTAGTAAATCATGGTTCAATCAACAGCCACAAATTTCGTGGTTATAGTTGGATGAGAGAAGTAGATAACACTTTAGTTGGAATTTCATAATGAAGACAGCGACACTAGAAGAATTGAATGAAGGTGAATTAATATTTGGCTCTCGCACAGCTGGAAGATGGTTCGCAAGAGAGTACGAAGATGGTGTAGAAATGGGTGGCCACTTTTTCAAGACAGAAGAAGAGGGCATGGAATATTATTCTGAATCTGGTATTACTAGAATATCAGTTAAATCTTAAACGAGAAGTAAATATGAAAATGTGGATAGAAGAGGCACTTGGTGCTATCATGTTGTTTGGTATGGTTTACATAGCAGCAATTATTATTTTAAGTCTATAAAGAGAATATATATTATGAGTATGGAATTACATACATTGAGAGCAGTAAGAATCACCCAAAACATATTTGAACTTAATAGGGTAAATAGAGAACTCGTCGCAGTTCGTAAAATTGTCGCCGAGTTAGAAACCAGAAAAGATGAACTAATGAATTTCTAAAGATTTAGAACCTAAGCATTCCGAGAATGTTATGTGAGTGAGTTGCAATTAAGTCCCTTTCATTTAAGAGATGAAATTCAATTGCACACCTAAGTCAGTGATGTTAATTCTATGAATTGACGGACTCAAGACTTTAAGTGTCGAAGGCCAAGGACAAGCTCATGGTTCTTTTTTTATTACACTACAATTATTATAATTAATATGTGGGCATCAATAATTCTTTTTACATTTTCATTGGCTGGAGAAATAGACCATCATTTCAAGAGTAAAGAATTATGCTGGGAGTTTTACGAAAATCATCCTTTACTCTATAGACAAATAGATGAAGCTTTCCCCAAAGATTATTATGTAAGATTATATAATAGTGATGAACATGGTCTTGTATGGATAACTTGTGAAAAGTTGTCAGACCTGAGAGGAAATGATAATTTTAAATTCCCATTGAATGTACCACTACCAACTCCAACTACAAAATAAAATGTATAGACCGTTACCAGATTGTGTAACAATAAGAGAATCCCCCATTGATGGGTTTGGTCTTTTTGCTACTGACCGAATACTAGCTGGAACTTTTATTGGTGTAGTTCATTATACTAATGATAAACATCCAGAAGGTATCACACGCACACCACTTGGTGGGTTTGGGAATCATTCAGATAGACCAAACTGCTTTAAGGTAAAACTAGAATATGACAATGCTTGGATAGGTGCTATAAGAGATATAGAACCAAACGAAGAGATAACTTGGAAATACACCCTTTATGAGATAATATGATGGCTAAAAAGAAAACAATAATAGAACGTAAAAAAATTGCCCCTGTAAAGAAGAAACGTAAACTTTCTGAAGAGGCGAAACAGAAATTGAGAGATAGACTTGCAGTAATGCGGGCTAATAAGAAACCAGCGGAATATAAGAATATATCAAAGTCTGTTCTGGCTCTTCCCGATGATGACAAGTATTCTCTTAAAAATGTTAAGTCGTGGATTCGTAAATCAAAAGAGATGGTTTCAGATTACAATAATAAATCACGAAGTATGAGATCTACACCACAAGAGAAACAGAAAGCATCAAATGCAGCTGACCACAAGAAAGTATATATTCGATACTGTGAATATTACCTAAAAACTGGTGATTGGATTTCTACGTTCTCTGGTGAAGATGAGACTAACAAAGTCATACCGATGTGTGTGGCGATGGCGTTCTATCCAGATGGCACACCAAAGCGTGATGCTGGAGTATTCTACCCTGACATTAATGTAGTCTGGACAAGAGATATGAATGAATCTGATTTTAAATTGGAGAGAGGGATTCCACTTTATGTTCCAAAGAAATCTGGAACGGTCGCTATAACAGACAAACATTTCGATTCATCATTGTAACTTGACAAATCGAAATAACATGGTATAATAATACTATAAACAAATATCAGTATAGTCAAGGCCGAAAGTCGTTGCCTCGCTTTTCTCCCATTCTTACTTGTTGTTAGTCCTTCAGTTAGTGTGGTTAACCAGAGGATTTCATCAGCGATAAACCAATAACCACGGTGTCTTGACTATACACGAATTACCTAATGGAGAATTATGAGTTTAAATATTGATTTTAGTAACGAATCACCAACAGAAGAAATTGATCAAGGTGTAGGAAACGCCATGGGTGGAACTGAGTTGATGAGGAAATGGTTGTTTGACAGATTAGACCCTGAGTTGAGAGATTACTTTCAGTTCATTTCTTCTCGCAAACGAACTCTTGAAGACAAACCACGTTTATTTTGGGTTCATGATCTCGCACAAGATCCTGAAGTTGAGTTTCTAAAGGAAGAGAAAGATGGGATGCTTCAGTTTGAGAAGATTGTATTTGTTTCTCACTGGCAACAATACCAGTATGGTGTTTATCTTGGTGTACCTTATGATCATGGTGTAGTTATACAAAATGCTATAGACCCCATACCAGTACATGAGAAACCACAAGATAAAATTACTTGTGCTTATTTTTCAACCCCACATAGAGGTTTAGAAGTTCTGTTAGAGTCGTGGCGTTTGATGAAAAAAAACTTACCAAGTGAAGCTGTGGATAATGCAGAGTTAAAAATCTTTTCTAGTTTTGACATCTATGACCGTCCGCACATGAATGAACAATTTCGCCATGTATATCAGAAGGCGGAAGGAATGGAACAAGTTCATTATTCAGGTTCAGTTTCAAATGAAGCAATTAGAGAAGAATTACAAAAAACTCATATTATGACATATCCGAGTACTTACATGGAAACTTCCTGTATTTGTGCGATTGAAGCAATGTCAGCTAAGCAGTTGGTGGTGTGTCCTAATCTTGGTGCGCTTCCAGAGACTACATCTAACTTTGCATTCATGTATGGATATGAACCGAATCCAGATCGACACGTCCAAGTTCATGCTCACATCCTCGCACGTGCTATTAACTCCTATGGAGATACTGGCACTCAATCTCTTCTAGATTTACAGAAGGGATATGTCGATATGTTCTATGATTGGAAAACTCGTATCAATCAATGGACAGCATTCCTAACTTCATTAAAAGAAAATTTAGAGGCAGAAAAAAAATGATATTATTAGATTTCAGTCAAGTGATGATTGGTTCTTTCATGGCAATGGGTCGTGGCAGTGTGGTTGTTGAAGAAGATTTACTACGACATACAATTCTAAATACTATAAGAACCTATAAAAATCAATTCAAAGATGCTCATAATAACGGTGGTCTTATTATCTGTTGTGACTCTGCTCATAATTGGAGGAAAGAATCATTTCCAGAATACAAAGCAAACCGTAAAACTAAACGTGAAACTGATACTACCGATTGGAAATCTCTGTTTGAGTTTTTACATGAAATGATAGAAGACTTTAGATTGCACTTTCCGTATAAGGTTATGAAGATTGATAGAGCTGAAGCGGATGACATTATTGGAGTATTGACAAATGAATGTCGTATCACTCCTACAGTCATAGTTTCAAGTGATAAGGATTTTATACAACTTCAAAAGTTTGATGGGGTGCGTCAGTGGTCACCATTGAAAAAAGATTTTATATCCGATAATCCAGAGGAATCCTTGTATGAAAAGATTATACGCGGTGATTCTGGTGATGGTGTTCCAAACATATTATCGTCTGATGATGTTCTCATAACTGAAGGTAAGAGACAAACTCCGGTCACTAAGAAGAAGTTAGACCTTTGGAGGGGTAAATTACCAGAAGAATTCTGTACAGGGGATATGCTCAGAAACTACCATAGGAACAAAACAATGGTTGATTTGGATGAAACCCCAAAATCAATTCGCATAAATATTATCAATCAGTTCAATGAGCAGAATCCAGTTCGTGGAAAGCTCTTGAATTACTTTGTAAATAAAAGATTGAACAATCTGATGGAACACATTGGAGATTTTTAATTATGTCTATATCGTTAGTACAAATATTTGCGGATGTTGCAAAAGCTAAAAACAAAAAAGATAAGAAGGAGATTCTTCTCAAACATGGTAACAATGGTGCTCTAAGAGAAATACTAAAATACACCTATGACCCGAATATCAAATTTCTCTTACCGCCTGGAAATCCCCCTTATAAATCCGTAGTAGATGATTCGGAAAATCCCACTTACTTATACGGACTAGTGAGGAAACTATATTTATTTGTAGAGGGTGGAAATCCAAATCTTAAACCAAATCGTAGAGAATATCTCTTTATAGAACTATTAGAAAGCATTCATCCCAAAGAGGCCGAATTGTTGTTACAAGTAAAAGATAAAAAACTTAAATGCAACGGTCTAACCTATAACCTTGTAAAAGAAACATTTCCGGAATTAATAACGTGAAAACACTAAAATCCATCGAGGATAGAATAGTAAATCTACAGAAAGTAGCCAGCGATGGTGAGACTTCTGTGGTGGAAGCTGAATTACGACACTTTGATTTAGTGGGTATGATTCCACATCAAATCAAGGTCGTTCTTGCTCGTGAATTTGGGGTTTCTTTAACTATGGATTGGGATACAACCAATCAGCGCTTTTCAACATCCGTTGGCGGCGTGACTTACAACTCCAGCTTTGACCACAAAGCATATATGATTGAGCCATGGGAACATGGAACAAGCTACGCCCGTAGCTCTCGTCGCAATTAAGCTTCCGAATTTAAATCTAAATCAGAAGAAGGAATATGAAGAAATTCATAACATTAACTTTAGCATGTATGTTATATATTGCAACATCGCTAAATTCAGGGACTACTTCTATATTTTGGGTTGCTCCAATATATAAACAACAGTCAACAGTAACGTCTACATTACAAAAGACTACAGAAGGAAAGACTACAGTTGTACAAATGGTCAATTCAGAAGAACTAGAATGTATGTCAAAAAATATATACTTTGAAGCTGCACTAGAATCTACCGCTGGAAAATTAGCAGTAGCACAAGTCACAATGAATCGTGTGAATTCAGAACGGTATCCAAATACTGTCTGTAAAGTTGTTTATCAAGGGAGACATTACAAATCTGGATTACCAGTAAAAAACCGATGTCAGTTTAGTTGGTATTGCGATGGTAAACTAGATGACCCACACACTGGTGCAATGTGGCGAGAGTCTAGCGAGATTGCTGTGTATGTATTGTCAACTCCAGACTTAAAGGACATAACGGATGGTGCGACTCATTATCACGCGGACTATATTAGTTCTCCAAGATGGGCTGATCCACATCGTAAAACAGTAGAGATTGATACACATATTTTTTATAATAAAGCAAGAAAAGACTTGACAAATCCTTTGTAAACCTGTATAATAGTATATGAAGAGTGGGGATTCCTCCCCACTCTAACTCTAATTGAGATTGATTATGACAACAGTTACAGAAATATTAGAACTCTACCGATATGTTGGTGATACATCAGCTGCAGAAGTAGCCCTAACAGAATTGATCAACGAGTCATATTCTGCGGGGTATTCCTTTGCAAAGAATGAGGCAGGTTTGATAGAAGAAGTATCAAACGCATTATCAGCGGACTGACTTATGAATATATTTTATCTAAGTAAGAACTGGAAACGTGCCGCAGGAATGCATTGTGATAAACACGTTTGTAAGATGCTCATCGAGTATGCACAACTGATGTCAACAGCTCACCGAATTATTGATGGTGAAGAATATTATGACAAGACTAAAAATGGTCATAAGATTAAAAGATGGAAACATCCAGACCCAAAGTTGGAACTTGAATTATACAAGGCCAGTCATGTAAACCATCCAAGTAATATATGGGTGAGAGAAAATGAAGAACATTACACTTGGTTGTCTTTGATGTTCGGTGAATTATCTAAAGAGTATAGTAGAAGATATGGTAAGATTCATGCTTCTTGGAGCAAACTTCACT